CGACGCCCGGCGCGAGCCGTTCGGGCGGTCAAAACATGGGGGTGATCCGACCCGGACCCGAACGGCTCGCGCCGGGCGTCGCGCCGGGCGGTGTCGTGCTGCACGTGTACGACGGCCGCGGGACCCGGCTGCTGGTCCGGCTGCTGACCCCGACCGACGAGCCCGAGCTGCTGGGCGCGCTCGACGCCGAGCACGTCGGCGAGCTGGCGCGCGCCGCGCAGCTGGCCGGTCCCCTCGTCGTCGTCGTGTTCGACGGCGACACCGGCGAACGTCACCCGGCGTGGGTCGGGATCCCGGCCGGGACGCAGCTCGACGAGGCGACCCCGTGGCCGTGACCCGGGCCGTCGCGCTCGTGCTGTTCGCCGCCGCGGTGGCCGGGTTCGTCGCGTACGTGTGGGTCACCGCGCCCGGGATCAGCGGACCCGAGCCCGGCGACCCGACGACCACGATCGCGCCGGCGGTATCAGCCGCGCCGGCTGGGGGCTCGTGAACGGTACGGGGCCGGCGCGCTGGTCGACCCCGGGGCGTGACGGTCCGGGTCCGACTCGACCCGGTCGAGGCCCGTGGACCCGGACCGTCCGTCAGACCGGCTGTGTGCGCCTGTGACACGCCGCGGGACCGGACGGGGCCGGTGGCGCTGCCACACGTGCGGCGAGCTGCTGCACACGAGGGCCGGGGCTGAACGACACGCTGACGGGCACGGCGGCGCTCGGCTCGACTGCGTCGTGCCCGAGCCCGCGGGTCCGAACCCTGGGAGGCAAGTCCCCGCGGACCCGGGCGACGAGCCCCGACCCTAGACTGACGACCGCCCGGGCGACGTCCGCCCGGTTCCGAACCCTGGGAGAAGCAATGCAAACGCAACCCCGTCATCCCCTCGCGCCGGCGGTCGGTGCTCGGGTCGTCGTCGTCGTCCGCGACGTCGGTCTGATCCGGGCGACCCTCGTCGACGTGTCCGACCGGTTCATCGTGCTCGGCGATCCGCTGCTCGGGTTCTACTGCGAAATCCCGGTCGGGCTCGTCGTCGACCTCGACACCGCAGCCCCGACGAGCGAGAACGTGACCGCGCTGCACGGGCAGCCCTGGCCGCACGAGGTCGTCCGATGATCCGGCTGGTCCGCGTCGCTGGACCCGGACGTCCGGCGCATCGGCTGAAGGTGCACGTCGGGCTGCTCGACCCGACCGACCCGACCTCGACCCGGACGCTGTGCGACCGGCCGCGGGGTCGGCTCGTGGAGTACGACGTCGTGCCCGAGCCCGTCACCTGCTCGGCGTGCGCCGACCTGCTCGGCATCCTCGCGACCGTCGAGGTCGCACGATGACCGGGCACGCAATGATCCCGGTCGAGGACGCAAACGAGCGAGCCCGCGGGCTCGTCACCGCGTACCTGTCCTGGGCTGACGAGCTGGGCAGCAGGGGCTACGGCGGTCGCGCCGGCGACGCAATGGCCGGTGCGTTCGCCGAACAGCTGGCGGACGTCGCGGGCGACCCGGTCGTGACGCTGGCGCTCGTGCGGTACACCGCGCTGCTGTGCAAGCTGGGCGTCGACGACGAGGACGACACCGCGCTCGACCTGTGGCGTCGGGTCATCGCCGCCGAGCAGCCCGACCCCGACGGCGAGGTCGAGCTGTGAGCGGCGACCTGCTGCACACGCTCGACCTGCGTCGGAAGCGGGCGCACGACCGCGCCCGGGACGCAGCGAACCCTGCCGAGCGGGACGAGTGGGAACGGGTCCGCGACGACCTCGACGCGGCGACCGCGCTCGTGCGTCGGGCGTTGCGTATCGAGGCGTCGATCGTCAGCGGCGACGTCCCCTGCGTCCAGTGTCGTATGGGGTTCTGCGACGTTCACGGGGTCGAGCTGTGATCGGGCGGCTGCTCGGGTTCTGGCGCTGGCTGCGTCAGCCCGAGCCCGACCCCGAGCCCGGCTGCGTGTTCGTCGACGACCTCGACGACCAGGACGGCGGGCAGTGAGGCGGCTCGCCGCCGGCGCGTACGTGACGCTCGACGGTCGATACCGCGCGGACCGGTGGGATGACCGGCGGCGAGTGTGGGTCGTGTCCGAGATTCAGGGCGGCGACGCCCTGATCCTCAGCGAACACCGGACGCTCGCCGATGCCCGAGCGCAGGTCGACCGTCTGGAACGCGAGGCGGTCGAGCAGTAGCGTCCGACAACGCGAGACCCTTGACCACCTGCACGACCCCGACCTGTTGCCCGCGGTCGGGGTCGTGTGCTGTCCGGGTACCCTGCGACCTGAAGTCGCAGGTCGCGACTTCAGGATGAGAACAGGGGAAAACGTCATGGGTAAGAAGTCGTCACGCTCGCCGCGCGTCCGGGTCGAGGTCACGCCCGAACGCTGGGCTACTGCGAAACGATCCGACAGCGGCGCGTGCGTCATCGCGGACAGCATCCGCGACGCCTATCCGAACCTGTCGCATATCACGGTCACGATGCGGTCGATCAGCGCGACCGATCGGGCGAAGGGCGAACGGTATACGTGGCTGACGCCCGATCAAGCGGCGTCGCTGCTGCTCCACTTTGACCAGGGCTGGTCGCAACCGTCGCAGCACCGGGTCACGCTCAACGGGGCGTCGCACGTGACGTCGGTGCGGGGCGCGAACCGTCAGCAGACCCCGGACCGTCGCGCTCGGCTGGCCGAGCTGGAAGCGAAAGAAGCGGGCGGCGAGCTGACCGGGCGCGAGCGCGGCACCTTGACCCGTATGCGCGCGGTACCCGAGCGACCGACGTCGACCGGCCCGGTCGCTGAGGTCGTGTCCGATGGCGCGGACCACGGGCAACCGACCGTCATCGGCGGCGACCGTATGGAAGTGGGCGCGGCCAAGAACCCGAACCTGCTCGGGTCGCGGCGTCGCGTGTTCGGGGCCAAGCTGGCAACGCCCGACGAGGCGTTCCGCGACGCGGTCGAGGCTGAGGTCGCACGACGGCTGGCCGAGCACGCGGGACCGACCGGGGATGCAACAGGGTAGAAGCGACCCGGGCGGTCCCGCCGCGCCAGCGTAAGCAACGACCCCGGGTCGACACGCCCGGGGTCGACTGCTGTCACGATGGGCCGTGCGCAAGGTCGACCTGCTTGGGCTGCTGGCCGTGGCCGTGATCGTCGCCGCAGTGGTGGCGGACGAGGCGTTGCTGCTGTTCGTGGCCGGCGCGCTCGTGGCGCTCATGTTCGGGGCCGACCGGCCCGGGCCGTCCCGGGGCCGGTACCCGCCGAGATCCTGGGGGGTCGTGCGCTTGACCGACCCGGGCGTGACCGTCGACACTGCGCGGATGGACGAGCAGCGCGAGCAGCGGACCGAGCAGTCGAGCGAGGACGAGGCGCAGGTGTCGACCGGGGCGGGCGACGACGACGTCGTCGTCGTGCAGCAGGGCGACGACCTCGTGTCGTACCAGGGCGGCGAGGAGGTCGGGCGGCGACCCATCCTCGACCCCGACACCAATCAGCAGCAGCAGCCCGACCAGCCCGAGCAGGGCAGCACGAGCAGCACGAGCGAGTGACGGTCGGCGCGGCCGCGCGGTCGCGCGAAATTTCGCGCGAGGTCGCGCGAACGCGCGCGAGTTTTCGCGAGTCGAACGCGTTACCCCGTGTTCCTTCTTCGTTTTCCTACCGGCTGGCGAACATCGGCCCGGGTCTGTCCTGACGTGCGGCGACGGGCGTACAACGACCCGGAGTATCGGGCGGCTCGGGCTGCCCTGACCCGCGGGGGCGCGGAATGTTGGCATTGTGGGCGTCCCGCGACGCAGCTCGACCACCAGCCCGCGCTGGCGTTGCACGAGCACGTCCGCGGGTCGGGCTGCTGCGTGCTGGTCCCGGTCTGCTCGGCGTACAACGCCCGCGGCGGTCAGCGAATTGCGCTGGTCTCGCGCCGGCGACGGGCGCTTGTGCGTGCGCTCGGCGACGCCGAGCAGGCCGGTCGGGATCCCTCGCGGCAGTGGTGACCGGTGGCAGTATCCCGGGACGCACGGGTCCGGGGAGCAGCCGACCAACCCCTTGCCGGGCGGTCGCTGCCAGCCCGGACCCGGCGTGATCGGCGAGGGACGAGGTCGTGCGACGCGAAGCGTTAGCGGTACGGCGAACGATTCAGGCGCTGCGGACGCTCGGCTGCGTCGAACCGGTCGACGAGGCGCTGCTGGCGCTGGTGCGCGCCACTGCGGATTCCCTCGACCGGGCCGTGCCGGGGACGGCCGCGGCGGCGAGCTGCGCCCGGGTTCACCTGCTGGCGGTCGATCGGCTGCGCGGCCTGACCGGTCGTGACGCAGCAGCTGACGGGCTCGACGCCCTGCTTGGCTCGCTGGGCAACCCCGCGCAGCCCTGAACGCCCGACGTACGGCGGGGAGGCGGGACGGCTCGCCCGGGCGCTCGGGTTCGACCTCATGGCACACCAGCAGCTCGTGCTCGACGTCGGCCTAGAGGTCGACGAGGCGACCGGGCTGCTCGTGTACCGGGACGTGACCGTGACCGAACCCCGACAGTCGGGAAAATCGCTGACGCTGCTCGTGCTGGCGTTGTGGCGGGCGCTGGCGTACGCGCGCCGGCGAGGACGGGCGCAGTCCCTGACCTACAGCGCGCAGCACGGTACCGACGCCCGGCGGACGGTCCTCGACGGCTGGGTTCCGCTGGTCGAGGGATCGGCGCTCGGGCGGACTCTGACCCGGGTCCGGTACGCGGCCGGCGCGGAGCTGCTGGGGTTCAGCACGGGGTCGTCGTTCCGGCTGCTGGCGAACACGCCACACGCGGGGCACGGGATGACCGTCGACACTGCGCTCGTCGACGAGGCAATGGCAGACACTGACGACCGGCGCGAGCAGGCGGTCGTCCCCGCGATGGCGACCCGGGACGACGCGCAGCTGTGGGTCACGTCGACGGCGGGGACCGCGGAAGCGCTCTATCTGCAACGCAAGGTGGCGCACGGGCGCTCCGCGGTCGAGCGGGGATCCCGGTCGGGGTCGGCGTACTTTGAGTGGTCCGCAGGCGACGACGTCGACCTGGACGACCCGGGCACCTGGTCGTCGTTCATGCCTGCGCTGGGGACGACGCAGGCGCTGGCGTCAGTGTCACACGCTCATGACACGATGCCCGCGGCGGAGTTCGCCCGGGCGTTCGGGAACCGGTGGACGATGACCGCCGAGCAGGTCATCCCGGCGGACCTGTGGGCGCGGGCTCGGGACGAGCAGGCCGCGCCGGCGGGCGCGGTGTACCTGGGGCTCGACGTCCCGCCGGAACGGACGTCCGCGGTGATCGTCGCCGCGTCCGTCGTGCCCGACGACGACCACCAGGGCGACGCCGCGGGGCCGGTCGTCCAGCTCGAGGTCGTCGACCGACACGACGGGCTGGCATGGGTCCTCGACCGGCTGGGCGACCTGGGGCAGAATCACCCGGACGTGCGCGGTGTCGTGCTGCACGCAGCAGGTCCTGCTGGGACATTCGCGGTCGAGGTCGAGCGGGCGTTCGGCGTAGGGGCGACGATTGCGACAGACCAGCAGATGACCGTCGCGGCGGGGATGTTTTACGACGCGGTCGTGCAGGGTCGGGTCCGGGCGCGACCCGACGACCGGCTCGACGCCGCGGTCGCAGGGGCTCGGACACGCCGGCGCGGTGACGCGTTCACCTGGGCGCGCCGGTCGAGCTCGACGGACCTGTCGCCGCTCGTGGCTGCGTCGCTGGCGTTGTGGCGGGCGGTGTCCGACGCGACGGGCGGTCTGTGGGTGTTCCGGTGATCGGGGGCCGGATCCGGGCCGCTGTGGGGCGCTGTGCGCTGTCGCGATCGACGTCGTCGACCTGGGGGGCCGGCGCGTGACCCCTGTTTTAGGTCCTAAACCCCATCGGTCGATCCGATGACCCTCGTCGTCCCGGGGACGCCCGGGTTCGCGGAGGCGGCGAGGTCGCTGCCGCGTCAGTTCCGCGACCCGATCCCGATCCCCGAAGATGCGCCGGCGCGCCAACCGGGCGCGGGCGGGTCGTACGGGGCGGACGTGTGGCCGTGGCTGCTCGACCACGAAACCTTGCCGAGCCCGTCGTCGGGGTACCCGGTCACCGAACGGGGCGTGTGCGGGATCCCGGCGGCGTGGAAGTGTCTTACGTTCATCGCGAACGCGTGCGCGTCGTGCGCGCCACCGATCGAGCTGGACAGCTCGGGCGTCCGGGTCGAGCCCCTGTCGTCCATCGTGGAACGTCCGTGGTCGTTCCTGACCGCGCACGAGTTCTGGGTGCAGGCGTTCAGCGCCGCGTTGCTGTACGGCAATTTCGTCGGGATCAATATCGACACGGATCCGGTCTCGGGTTACCCGCGTCAGGTGATGCCCGTTCACCCGTCCGACGTGATGCTGACGATGGTCGACGGGCTGCCCGTGTACGGCTGGGCCGGGGAGGCGTTCGGCTGGGATGAGGTGACACACGTCCGCGGGTACACGAGCCCGGGCGCGTTGTGGGGTCTCGGCGTGATCGAAACGTTTCGGCTGTCCCTCGCCGCGCAGATGGACACCGCGCTCTACGGGGCGACGAATTTCGCGACCGCCGCGGAGAACAGTGTCGTGATTTCCGTCGACCGTCCCGAGCTGTCGCCGCAGCAGGCGGACAGCATCCAACAAGCGTGGATTGACCGTCACGGGTCCGGGGTCCGACGTCCGGCGGTCATCCCGCGGTCGATGACGATTTCGCCGCTGGCGTTCAGCCCGTCCGACGTCCAGTACCTAGAGAGTCGACAGCTCGGGATCGCCGAGACTGCGTACATGTTCGGGCTCGACCCGACCGACCTCGACGCGACGATCGGCGGGGTCCGCGGGTCGATGACGTACGCGAACCGGGAACAGCGCGAGATTGAACGCCTGACCCACGGCATCGGTCCGTGGCTGCGTCGCTTTGAACAGACCTGGGCCGACCTGCTGCCCGGACGCCGGTCGATGACGTTCAACGTCGAGCGGCTACTGCGGACCGACACGCTCACCCGGTTGACCGCGACGGGGCTCGCGCTCGACAAAGGCGTGTTCACGCTCGACGACGCCCGCGGCGTCGAAGGGCTGCCCCTGTACGACCAGGATTGGTCGCGGGTTCCGTTCGGGCGTCCGCCCGCAGGGTCGACGGTCCCGGTCGAGGACACGTCGGTGACGTCGCCAACAACCGCGGAGGCGGTGGTCTGAATGAATCACGGACTCGCGGTCGTGCTCGTGGTCGAGGTCGGCGTCCTCGCGCTGGCCGCGCTCGTCGGGTTGCTGCGGCGATGAGAACGTTTGAGCGGGCGTTGCCGATCGCGCTGGAAGCGGTCGGGCGGGTGATCGAGGGAACCGCGCTGTCGTACGACCGGGCGTATCGGGTCAGCGACGACGGCGGGCGCAGCTTCTATCACGAGGGCTGGCGTCCGGGGGCGTTCACCGAAGGGCTCGCCGCGACAGGGAACCTGCACGAACTCCGGCTCGGGCACGAGGACGTCCGCGCCGGGCGGGTCGCGTTCGCCGATAGCGCGCGGGCGCTCGGGTTCGCGGCGACCGTCGACGACGGTCCGCTCGGCGACGCCGCGTTAGAGCACGTCGACCGGGGCGACGTCGTCGCGGTGTCGCTGCGTTTCGAGTCCGACCGTCAACGGACGGTCGACGGGGTCGTGTGGCGGACCCGGGCTCGACCCCGCGAACTCTCCCTCGTCCTCGACGGGCAGCGCGGCCAGTACGACGACGCCCTGATTACCGCGCGGCGGTCGCTCGACGTCGACGACGTCGACCTCGCGCAGCTGCACGCCCGGGCGACGGCGTGGCGCGAGCTGCGTGCCCGGACGCAGGGGAACCTCGACCGGGGCGCGCTGCTGCTGTAACGTCCGCCCGGTCGGGGGCCGCAGTGGCGGACCCGGCGGCTGGTCGCAGTGGCGACAGCGAGGTCGAGCCCGGGCGCAGTGGCGTCGCAGGGGTCGCCGCAGGTGCAGCAGTGGCGCACCGATCCCGGATCCCTCGTCGTCGAAAGGGCTCGACCGATGCAACTGCTGGAAACGCTGCGTGGACAGTTCACCGAAACGACCGACCAGATCCGCGCCATTGAGGCGGAGGTCGCGGAGAACCCGGACGGTCTGCCGACCGACGAGCAGGCCGCGTCGCTGGAATCGTTGAACGAGGCGCTAGAGCGGGTCGGGCCGCAGATCGAGCACGCCCGCGCTCGGGCGGACCGGATGAACGCCGGCGCGGAGCTGCTGGCCGGGGTCCCGAACGTCGACAGCGCGTTGCAGGGCGTGCGGGCGGTGTCGCACGAGCTGCACGAGTTCCAGACCTGGGGTGACTACGCGCGGGCGCTCGCCGCCGGTCAGGTCGCGGTCCCGACGATCGACGCGCTCGACCGGATCACGCGCGAGTACGAGCAGCAGCAGCGCGGCCGCATCGACGGGCGGCGCGCGCTGGTCGACCAGACAACCGCGAACCTGGGTGGGATCCTCCCGCCGACCTGGCTGAAAGACATTGTCGATTTCATCGGCACCGCGCGTCCGTTGATTTCGGCGTTCAGCTCGCGGCCGCTGCCACCGAGCGGGATGACGGTCAACTTCCCGCAGGTGACGGTCCGACCGTTGACCGGGAAGCAGACCGCGGAGAAAGGCGCGACCGCGTCCCGGGCGACGACGATCGTCGCGGGATCCGCGCCGGTCAGCACGTACGGCGGTGGCGAGGACGTCAGCGTTCAGGCGATACAGAGGACGGATCCCAGCTACCTAGCCATCGTGAACGAGCTGTACGCAGAGCAGATGGCTATCAACATGGACACCGATGCGTGCGCGCTCGTGATCGGGGGCGCGACCGGTCCCGCCGGCGCGCTGTCCGCCGCGTTGAAAGGCGCGGATATCGCGGGCGTCCTCGCCGCCGCGGGGAAAGCGGCGCTCGCCGCACACGCGACGCTCGACACGTGGGTGATGGGGCTCGACGTGTGGGCGTACGTCGTCGGCGCAGCGGACACGACCGGTCGTCCGCTGTTCCCGAACGTCGGACCGGCGAACCCGGTCGGCGACAGCATGGTGACGAGCGCGACCGGGAACGCGCGGGGGCTGACGTTCGTCGCGGATCCGAACATGGCCGCGACGAAATCCGTCGCGGGGGACTCGCGCGCGTTCACGTCACTGTTGGGTGGCGTGCAGACCCTACGGGCGGACAACCCGGCGCAGCTCGGCGTCGATTTCGCGGTGTACGAGTTCGCCGCGTTCGCGTTGCGGCGTCCGTCGGCGTTGACGGTCATCACGCTGGGCGCGTAGTGACGTACGTCGACAACAGTCCGCCGAACGATCCGACGGTTCCGCCGGACGTTTGCTATGCGCCCGGGATCCGTCCCCTGCCGGTCGGCGACGACCTCGCGGTGTACCTGTCGGTCAAGAACCCCGACCCCGACGTGCTGACGCAGCTCGACGAGGTCTGCGCGATCGCGGCGGACCGGGAACTCGCCCGGCTGTCGTGTGCGCTGATGGTCGCCGATGGGGCGTCGCCGCCGGACACGGTCCCGAGCCCGGTCGCACGGGCCGTGCTGATGCGCGCCGCGGCGCAGTGGCGGCGACGCAACAGTGTCAACGGGTTCGACGGGTTCGACGACCTGGGGACCGTGCCCGTGCGGACCGCGGATCCCGACATTGAGGGGAACGTCGACCGGTGGCGTTCGTGGGTGTTCGCGTGACCGGCGCGGTCGATGCTCGGGTCGTGTCCGACCTTGATTTCGCCGCGGTGCGGGCGTTCATCGCCGCGCAGCTCGGCGTCGCAGGGCTGAACGTGTACGCGTACCCGGATCCGCAGGTGGAATATCCGGCGCTCGTGCTGCCCGTGTTCGGATCGGTGCTGTTACACGCATCGGTGCTCGGCGGCGAGGTCGTCACCTGGAACGCGGAGCTGTGGGTCGCGGATCCCGAACCCGAGACCGGCGTCGCCGCGTTAGAGCAGCTCGTGCTGACCGTCGCGTACGCGCTGGAGAACCTGACCGGCGCACCGTATGCGCAGCTCGTCGTGCGCAGTATCGCAAACGTTCGGACCCGGGAAGCGCAAGGCGCGATGTCCGCCGACCTCGTGCTCGACCTGCACGCCTAACGAAAGGACCCTTGCTGTGGCGCGGATTGTGAAGATCATTAAGAGCGCGTCGGTCAAGTTCGGGGCTGCGCCGGTCCCGCCCGCGCCGATCGACCCGGCGGCGTTGACCGATTACGGCTGTCAGGTCGTCGAGGCGCGCATTACCGCGACGCCGAACACGACGGACGTCCCGGCGACGTTCTGCGAACCGGCGTCGAAGATCAATGTTCCGTCATCGTTCGACCTTGAGTTGCAGGGGCTACAGGATTGGGGCGAAGCGGCGTCGTTTTCGCAGTTCCTGTTCGACAACGACGCCGAACAGATGGCGTTCGCGCTCTACATCGACGACACGACCGACCCGGAGGCGACCGGGATCGTCAGCATCGCGGCCGGTGATTTCGGTGGCGTCGCAGGCGAGGTGTTGGTCCTGAAACTGACCCTGCCGATTCTCGGCAAGCCGACGATCGGGGCCGGCGCGCTGACCCTCGCCGCGACCGCCGAGCCCGAGCAGACCTACCAGCAGCCCGAGCCCGTCCCCGCCTGACCGTATGGGGGTGTCGTCGAGCCCGGAGGCGCTGGCGCGCAAGCTGACGACGGTCGCGACCGCGTACGCGAACCTCGACACGCAGCTCGTGCGCGAGGCTGCGGCGTTGCAGCGACGGTCGGTGCTGGCGGTCGCGCCGGCGTCGCTGTCCGGGGTCGGCAAGAAAGGCGCGAAGCTGACCGTGACGACGACGTACAGCGGGGGCCGGGAACCGACCGCGCTCGTCAAAGCCAAGGGGCCGTGGCAGCTGATCGAGCGGGACACCGCCGCGCACCAGATCCCGCGGCAACGCCGAACGAAAACGTTTGAGGGCGTGTTCGGACACGCGGTCGTCCCGGGGGGCGCGGAAGGCGGCGACCACGGGAAGCGGGGCGTGCGGACCCGGGTACAGCATCCCGGGACGAAAGGTCAGCATCCCTGGGCGAAGGGAACCGACGCCGCGCGCCCGGCGATCACCCGGCTGTTCCAAGCGCGGGGCGAGGCGATACTGCGGGCGGTGTTCTAGGTGCCCGAGCCCGACGAGGTCGAGCGGGTCGGCGCGGCGTACGCGGACGAGCTGGGGAAGCTGGGGACGTTCGGCGTCGTCGTCGAGGACCTGGTCGTGCGGCTCGACGAGCTGTCGGCGTTAGAGCTGGCGGGCGTGCAACGCTCGACCGGGGTCCCCTGGCCGGACCTGCTGCAACAACCGACCGCGGACCTGCTCGGCGCGATCGCGCTGGTCGAGGCGTGCGAAGCGCACGCCGGGGTCGAGCGGCGCAGCGCGGCCGGTCAGTACGTCGTCGCGGAGCTGCTGCAACGGGTCGTGCGCGTCGCGCCGGCGCTCGCTGTCGTCCCGGGGGCTGACGCGGGGGTTCGGTAGTGGCGACGTTCACCGAACGCTTAGAGCTGCTGGTGACTGCGTCGACGACGCAGGCCGTCAGCGCGTTGAAACGGACCAGCGACGAAACCGAGAACCTGACCGGGAAGCAAAAAGCGATGGGGCTCGCGTCGACCGGCGCGAAGAACGCCCTACAGGCGCTCGGGGTCCCGGCGGAAGCGGTCGGTTCGGCGCTCGGCGTCGCGACCGGCGCGGCGGCTGCGTTCGCGGCGGTCAAGGTCGGGCAAGCCGCGTTCGACATGGCGCAGCATTTCGCCGATGCGACGAGCGAGGTCCGGGCGTTTCAACGGGTGACGGGCGCAACCGCGGAGGACGCGTCCGGAATCGTCGCGGTGACCAAGGTGCTCGGCGTCAACGCGGACGCTGCGGGCACCGCGTTTTTCCAGCTCGCGAAACGGATCGGGCAGAACAAAGACACGCTCGACGAGCACGGCGCGGCGGTCGTCAAGAACACGGACGGGACCGTGAACATGGTCGCGACGGTCGAGAACGCGGCGACCGCGTTTCAGAACATGACCGACCCCGCGGAACGGGCCGCGTTCGTGATGGAAAACTTCGGCAAAGGTGGCGCAGCGTTGATCCCGCTGCTGTCGAAATCCCGCGCCGAGCTGGACGAGTTTTTTAAGGCTGCCGCGGCGCATCACGAGATTTTCACGCAGGACGACCTCGACCGGGGACGCGAGTTCAGCGTCGCGATGCGGGAGCTGAATCAGACCCTGTCCGGATTCAAAACCGAGATAGGCGCGGCGGTCATCCCCGTATTCACGGAGGGGATCAAGGACGCGACCGTGGCGCTAGAAACGATGGACCGCGCGGTAAACGCGGTCGTCGACGGGGTCGGGTCGTTCGGGTCGGCGGTCGGTCCGATTATCAAAGGCGTGACCGGAGGCGCGGTCGACATACAAAACGCGTTCGACGACGTCGGGAACTCGCTGCTGAACGCGATCCCGGGCGTCGGGGTGACGAAACAGATCGGCGACTTTTTCGGCGTGTTCGACAGCGGGTCGGACGACACGAAAAAGTTCACGGACGCGCAGCAGAAAGGCGCGGACGCGGTTCTGAAAATGAACAACCTCGCCGCGGCGGGGAAGGAAAACACGAAGGAATACGCGGACGCGCACCGCGACGCCGCGGCCGCGGCGGCGACGATCGCGTCGGCGTCGGAGACCGTCGCGACGTCGATGCAGGACGAGGCGACCGCCGCGTTCGACGCGACGCAACAACACCTCGCGCTGGCGCAGTCGAACCTGGGGGTTCAGGCGTCGATGCTGAATCTGCGTCAGGCGCTCGACGATCAGGCGAAAGCGCAGACCGACGCCAACAACGCGGCGCAGTTCGGGGTCGATCAGTCCGACGAGGTCGAAGGCGCGGAAATCAAGGTTCAGCAGGCGATTTTTGGGGTGATCGACGCGGCGTCGAAGCGCGCGATTCAGGCGTCGGGCGCGAGTCCCGACAGCGAGGCTGCGCACAAGGCCGCGGTCGACGCGACGACCCTCGCGCTGGAAAACATGGCCGCGACCGTGCCCGGGACGATCACCGAACTACAGAAACTCGGATACCAGGTGCTGACCCTGCCGAACGGCGAAATTGTCGTGACCGCGAACACGACCGACGCCGAGCAGAAAATCGCCGCGCTCCAGCAACAGATCGCAGACTTTTTGAAGGTGGCGCTGAACACGCCCGGGTTTTCGTTCATCAATCCGGGCGGGGGCTCGACCCGGTCGGTCGCGCCGGCCCGGGCGACGGGGCCGGTCACGCCCGAGCTGGTCGCACCGATGGCGTTCGCCGCCGCGCCGGCGGGACCCGCGGTCCCCGCGTTGACGTCCGGGGTTCCGGCGTCGGGCGTGACGTTCGTCGTGAACGTGACGACGCGGGGGCTCGGCGCGGACGCGCCGGAGATTCAACGGGCCGTCGTCGACGCCCTACGCGGCTACGTCAGCCGAAACGGTCGCCTAGAGGACGTGACCCGGTGACCTGGCCGGGAAGCCCGGGCGCAGCCCGGGGCGGTCCGCAGCTGCCCTGGGGTGACAGTGTGGCGCTCGTCGTCCGCGCTGCCCTGCTGTCGGGGACGTCGTGGCATATCGGGCCGCACGCGGCGGACAGGCTCGACAGCGGCAACGTGATAGGTCCCCTGTCGGGCAGTGTCGTCGACGCGGCGGGGCGGCTGTGGGTCGACCTCGCCTGCGACACGATGAACGTCGAGGTCGGCGACAGCAGCTCGACCGGGATCGGGGTCGTGTCCCGCGACGAGGCGTCGACGCTGGTCCTGACCCTGTACGACCCCGACCGTCGATACGACCCGGCGAACAGCTCGGGGCCGTATTGGCTGCACGGGCAGTCACGACTGACCGCGGGGACACCGATCGAGGTCACCGCGGAGGTTCTGAACGACGCGGGGACCGGCGTCGTGTCGTTCCCGCTGTTTTCGGGGCTGGTCGACACCTGGTCGAGCGAGGTCGAGCCCGTGTTCGCCGATCGGCGCGCCACGGTCACCGCGTCGGGCGCGATCAAACAGCTGACGTCGAGGGACTACGGGCAGGACGACACGCCGGTCGGCGCGTCGGACACGTACAAGCAACGGGTCGACCGGATCCTGACCCGGTTCGGCTGGCCGGGCACCGCGACGCAGTACGGGGCGACCTCGACCGCGCGGATGGCCGCGACCGATTTTCAGGGCTCGGCGTGGGAGAACCTGGTCGACGCGGCGGACGCGGAGGTCGGGTTCCTGCACGTGCTGCCGAACGGGAACGTCGACGTTTTCACGCGTGAGTACCTGCTGACCCTGCCCCTGCCCGCGCCGGCGCTCGTGCTCGGCTGCGGCGTGTCGGGCGCGTACGACATTGCGACCGCGCTCGTGCTGGCCGCGATCGACGACCAGCTCCGAAACGCGGTCTACGCGAACCGGTCGAGCACGGGGACCGGCGACACGCCGGTCGTGCAGGTCGCGCGCAGCCCGGCGAGCATCGGCGCGCACGGCGGCGTCGAGGCGATCTACCGGAAAGACAAGCTGACCCTGATCGACGACCCGACCGTCGCCGCGTGGGCGCAGTGGGTCGTCGCGCTGTTCGCGTACCCGCAACCGACCGCCCGGACGGTCGAGCTGGTCCCGCAGCAATACCAGGGTCACGACGCGCAGCTGTGGCGCGCGGTGCTCGGGATGCGGGTCCTGCGTGACATTCTGCGCACGGTCTGGACCCCGGACGACGGGTCCGCGCCCCTCGACGTCCGCTCGTGGGTGATGGGGGTCCGTCACACGATCAGCCCGACGCAGTGGGTCGTCCGGTTCGACCTCATGGCCGCGACCCGTCAGGCGGCGAAGGTCTGGACGATGGGTCCGCACGCGAACGACAAACTGAACGACGCGAACGTGATCGGCTGGGCCGCATAGATGAGAGGGGCGCACGATGCCGGGACATAAAACCTGGGCTATCGGCGAGGAGGTCATCGCTAGCGATTTCACGATCGTTTCCGATCAGATCGCGGCACAGTTCGCGTCGCCTGCTGCGCGTACCGCGGGCTGGGCGTCGCCGCCGAACGGCGCGGTGTCGGTCCTGACGAACCTCGACGCGCAGCACGGCGTCGAGGTCTGGAACGGGACGGCGTGGCGGAAACCGTGGAATGAACCGTGGGGGTTCATCGGCGAGACCGTCGTCACCGCGAACAGCGGGACCGTGCCCGGCGGGGGCGCGGTGACGTCGTGGTTCGGGGTGACCGTGAACGTCGTGCAGAACCGGCGTTACAAAATCACCGCGTCGGTCTATTCAGTCGGCGCGGCCGGGACCGGCGATTTCGCGTTGACGATTTGGGATGGCACGACCGCGCAGCTCGCGGGGATGGCGCTGGCAATGGGGGGCAGCGCGTCGAACTACGCGGGCAAAGAGTTTTCGGTCACCTGGGTCGCGCCGGCGTCGGGTTCTAAGGCGTTCAATCTGCGGCTGTACTGCGCGGCGACCGCGATGACGGGCACCGCGGGGCCGACCGTCCCGGCGTTCATCCGCGTCGAGGACGTCGGACCCGCGGGCGTCCCGGCGTAGGGAGGCGAACCATGGGGAAGATGCCGGGCGCGGTCTGGAAACCGATTGGGTCGAACTACGCGCCCGGACAGATCGGGCGGGTCGTCGGCTGCGTCATTCACCATATGGTCAGCAGCGAGGCGTCCGCGTTCGCGCATTTCAATAGCCCGGGGTCGGGCGCGTCCGCGCACTTCGGGGTCTGTTACGACGGGACGACGTATCAGTACGTCGACACGAACGACGCGGCGTATCACGCGTGTGGGGCGAACTACGCGGGTCAGGTCGGGATCGAAAACGAAAGCGCGTCGTCCGGGGACCTGTGGCTGCCCCTGACCGACCAGCAGGTGTCGGCGTGCGCGCGGATCCTCGCGTGGCTGCACGACGCGCACGGCGTCGAGCTGCGCGTCGCCGATCCCGGGAACCGACACGGCGTCGGGTATCACTCAATGGTCCCGGGTCCCTGCACGGCGAACGATTGGGGCTCGACCGGCTGTCCGGGGCCGAACATCGTCGCGCAACGCGGCGAGATGGTCCGACAGGCGCAAGGGGGCGCGGGTCCGTCCCCGAGCCCGGACGACGACGACGTGACGACCTGGGAGGTCGACTACATGCTGATTATCAATCCCGAGCGGGGCGCGGCGATCATCGGCCCGTCCGGGCATCGACCGCGCAAGATCGCGAGTGTGAACAGCTGGAAAGGCGCGTTCGTGATGCTCGACGACGTCGGCGCGTGGGATCAGTACTGGCAGGACGCGATCGCGCTGCACGACGCGCTGCTCGGTCGCTGACCCCGACCGCGCGTCGTGACCGACCGCACGACGCGGGAGCTGGTCGTGCTCGTCCTGGTCGTGACGATGGCGGTCGCGCTCGTCGTCGTGACGATCGGCGTCGTCGTCGTCGAGGTCGTGAACCCGTCCGTCGACACGTCCCGGGCGGTCGGCGCGGTCGGTTCGACGTTCACCGCGCTGACCGGCGTCGTCGTCGGGTACCTGATCCGCGGCGAGCAGGGCCGGCGCGCCGGCGACGGCGGGCCGAAATGACAGCGGTGGGATCCGTTGGAGCTCTGACTACACGGGTGTAACTACTCGAGCGGGATCCCGGGCCGCGGGCGTTGCTGTGCAACACTGCCGGCGCGTGCCCGGGTCCCTGGGGGCCGTCAGCATCGGTGCGTCGGTGGCGTGGGGCGTGCAGCGCCCGGGCGACCCGGCGAAACCCTGGGGCCGGGCTCGCGGTAGCCTCGACCGTCCGATGCTGACAACCGAAGGGGTTACCGATGCTGGCTGACCGCGTCCGCGACCTGCTGCGCGACCTCGCGCAGCGACGTCGTCGTCCGTTACCGCGTTCTGACGTGTACGAGGCGCGCCTAGCGCGCACGAGGACCCTGTACCTGGTCCGTTCGATCCCGCGACCGTTCGACTGGTCCCGCGACGTTCCCGAGCTGCGACCCGCGCCGCGGCGCACGGTCGAGCGGGTCGAGGTCGACGGGCGACCGTTCTACGTGTCGCGCTGGGTCGGCGACGAGGTCGGGCTGTGATCGCGGCCCGGTCGTATATCCACTACTACGCGGAAGGGCTCGGGAACGGGCGCGGGATCCTGCGTTGCGACGTCGTCGTCGACGGGCTGCTCGTGCGCGAGCTGTCCGGCGAGCGCGGATCACCTGCGCCGTTCGACACGGTCCGTCAGCACGAGCAGCTGGTCGTCCTCGACGACGAGGTCGCGCGGTGATTCACGAACCGGGCACGAGCTGGGCGGCGACGTTCGACGAGCTGGACGACGCGATCCGTTCGCTGACGTTCTGGCATCGGCGCGACGTCGCGGCGACGTTCGACTACCTGGGCGCGGTCGTCGAGGCCCGGTTCGCGCGGATCCGCGCCGGGCTGGCAATGACCGAGCAGGTGATCGGTCGTGGCTGAGGTCGTGCGCGCCGCGCCGACGGTCGACGTGATGGTTCACGCCGGGGTCCCGCGCGACGCGGTCGAACGTCCGCTCGGGCGGCTGTTCCTGCTGCTGTGCGAACGGTACGACCTCGACCCCGCGTTACGTCAGGTCGAGGTCATCCCGGGCAAGGGCAACCGGGGACCGCAGGTCTACATCACCGCGGACGGGTATCGGCATATCGCGCTCGCGTCCGGGCAGCTCGACGGGATCACGATCGACAGCAGTGAAGGCGGGAATGGCTGGCGGGCGTTCGTGACCGTGTGGCGCAAAGGCTGCGCGCACGGGTTCGACGGACGCGCCGGCTGCGGGTTCGCCGAAGGGAAAGAGGACCCGGAAGCGCAGGCGATCACCAGGGCGACCCGACGCGCGCTGCGCAACGCGTTCGACCCCATCCGCGTCGATCCGCAGTTCGCGCCCTACCTGCGCGACAGCGACCTCGACGACGAGGACGCGCCCGGTCCGCAGGCCGGTCGCATAGGCGGACCCGGGGTCAGCAGCCCCGGGTCCGCTGACGATCCGCAGCCGAGCCCGACGTCGCGCGGGGCGTCGTCCGTTGCGGGAGGCGACGCGTCGGGCTCGGCGGCGTTCGACGACGCCCGACAGGCCGCGGCGCGCGAAGCGTTCGGGCGGCTGTCCGACCGGTCACGTCAGCTGTTCCGACGTCGACACCGGATCGCGCAGATCGACGCGCCCTGGCCTGCCGGCGCGCTGTGGGAGCTGCTGGGTCCGCCCGCACCCGAGCAGACCGACCCGGGCGTCGGCGACACGTTCGCCGCGGGCGGGATGCGCGACGAGGACGCGGAACCGTGGCAGCAGTGACCCGGTTCGGCGACCTCGACGACGTCACGATGCTGTCCGGGGTCAGCGAGGCGACCGGGGCCGGTTTCGTGCAGGTGCGGGCGTCGGGCAAGGTCGGGTCGTTCGACGTCGAGCTGATCGGGCAGCTGACCCCGGACGAGCTGCGGGCGCACGCCCTGGCCTACCTGGAAGCCGCGGAGGCTGCCGAGCAGGACGCGCTCGTGTTCGCCGAGCTGACCGACACGCTCGACGCGACCCCGGCGACCGCGGCGGCGTTCCTGGTCGCGCTGCGCAACCGACGCGAGGCGACGTCGTGAACGGCCGTCCGGAGGATCAGGCGCACGAGGTCGAGCACGAGTAGGATCCGCCCGACGACGCGGACCGGTTCGACGAGCTGCCCGTGTACGGTCCGCCCGCGCACCTGCCCGACATTGATCCGCCGCGCCGGCGTTGCGCGCACCTGCGTACGTACAGCAACGCCGACGGTCAGGTCGTGTGCCGCGATTGCTGGCAGGTCGTCGATTGGTTGCGCGGATGACCCGGCTGGTCCGCTGGTTGTGCGCGTGGGCGTTGATCGGCGACCACGGGCAGCACGACACGCGCCGCTGGCACGACCCGGACGGCGGCGTCGATGCGTGACGACGACGACCTCGACGACCTGCGTCCGGCGACGCAGCTCGTGCTCGTGCTCGTGTGGTCCCTGTCGCTGCTCGGCGTCGCGTGGGCGCTGACCGTGTGGCTGCGGTGACCCTGAACCCTGGGAGGACACCTGTGCCCGGTCGACCTGATCCGTTCGTGCGATACCCGCCGGAGCTGCGCGTGCTGTGCCCGGACTGTGGGGCGCTGCCCTGTCAGCCCTGCGTCAGCGCGCGCAAGGGGCGCAGCGACCGTCCGCACCGGGGCCGGTTCGACCGGGCCGCCGCGGCGGCTCGGCGCGCCGAGCAGGGCCGCACGAGGCGTCACACGCCCTGACGTGTCCTGGGCCGCGTATCTGTGGGCTCGGGACGCAACCGACGTCAAGGGCACGAGCTGGTCCGTCCTGTGCGCCCTGGCGCTCGCGGCGGACGACGACGGGCTGTGCTGGCCGGGGATGCGGACGCTGGCGCGCTGGGCGCACGTCAGCACGTCGACCGTGCCCGGCGCGGTCGAGCAGCTGTCCGCGGCCGGGCTCGTCGAGGTCGTCCGGCGCGGCCGGCGCGGGCACGCGAACGTGTACCGGGTACCGGTACAGGTGTACCGACTGGCGGGGTTAGGTGTACCGACTGGCGCGACGAAAGAACAAGAATCACAAGAATCACAAGGGGTGTGTGTGCCGACTGCCGGTACACCTGCTGGGGATAATGCTGTGGACAGCGACGAGCGGGTACCGATGCCCGCGGACGTCCGCGCTCGGCTGCGCAGGTGAACGGGAAGGAAACGACGTGCTGAACGACACGACCGACGAGGTCGAGCGCATCGGATCCCGACAGCACGTCGACCGGGTCCTCGCCGAGCTGGTCGCCGCCGCGGCGCAACGCGGGGTCGACGCCGCGACACTCCGACAGCTGGCGTCGATCCGCCTAGAGCTGTTCGACGACCTCGACCTCGTCGAGCTGCTGCTACTCGCGTCGGGGATGTTCGCCGAGCTGGGGGCGCGCAACGGGGCGCGGTGATACCGTCCCGGTTCCGCGAACCCTGGGAGGACGCTGCTGTGACGTACCCGCTCGTCCCCTGCGACGTGTGCGGACCCCTGTCGCCGCCGGCGCGTCACACGGTCTGTCACCCCTGGCCGAACGGCTGGGGACCGCACGGCTGCGGACACGACCTCGACGACCACACTGACGGGATGCGCTGTCGGGTCTGCCGGCGCGATTGCGCGGGCTGGCAGCCACCGAACCGAACCGAACACGAGCCCGAGCACGACCCCGACCAGGAGGCGCTGTTCTAATGCCTGAGTACGTGTACACGACCAGCGAGGTCGACGACCTGCTCGCGGGGACGACCCCGGTCCCGCCGGATCCGCCCGACCCCGAACCGGTCCCGACCCCGGACGGCGTCGACCTCGTCGTCGACGACGTCCTCGTGCCCGCGCGGATCACGCAGGGGCAACCCGCGACGCTCGGCGTCGTCGTCACCAACCAGGGCGACGCGGCGACCCCGACCGGCGCGATCGTCGGCGTCGGGTTCCTGCTCGACGGGGCGACGGTCGGCGAGCAGGTGACCTGGGTCAGCACGTCCGCCGGGCTCGCCGCCGGCGCGTCGGTGCAGCTCGACACCGCGTCCGCACCGATGGGAGGCGGACCGTGGGTCCCGACCGTCGACGCGGGGCCGCACGAGCTGACCGCGTTCGTCGACGACACGAACCGGATCGTCGAGGCCGGACCGGGCAGCGAGGACAACAACCGGCTGACCGTCGAGGTCGAGGTCGCCGCCGGTGAGGTCGCGCCGGCGGGGACGCTGTTCGTGCCCGGCTCGCTGTGGAACACACGCAAGATCCCGGGCGCGTGGGCGACCGGCGCGGACGACCGGCTGCGGTCGCTGACCTACGGCATGAACGCCGGCGCGTACGGTCACCCGATCGCGTGGGCGTCGAACAGCGACCCGACGCACACGTTCGACATGCCGAACACCTGGGGTTGGCCTGCCGGTCAGCAGCGTTTCCCGATGCCCGACAGCGCGGTCCCCGCGTCGGGAACGGACGGGCACCTGTGCGTCCTGAACCGCGACAGCGGCGACCTCGTCGATATGTGGCAGCTGCACAAGGTCGGCGACCGACACTGGTCCTGCGCCGCGTGGGCGCGTCACAACTGGAAAACCGGGACCGGCTGGGGTTCGGCGTCCCCGTTCCTGTCCGCAGGCGTGACCGTGTCCGGCGCGCCGACCGCCGCGGGGACGATCACGCACGACGAGGTCGTCGCAGGCGTCATCCCGCACGCGCTCTGCTGCGCGTTCAGCTACAACGATCAGGGCGGCGTCGGAACCTGTGGGGGGCCGCAGGTCTACCCGGCGATCGCGAACGACGTCGGGGGCGGACCCGGGCCGATCGCGGAGGGGATGCTGCTGCTGGCGGACGGGGCGCAACCGTCCGGGCTGAACGCGGCGGAGGCTGCGCTGTTCGTCGCGGCGGCGACGCTGGGCGTGTACGTCGTCGACAAGCTCGACGGGCAACCGATGTTCTACTGCGCGGAGCAGGGCGACGCCGGCGCGTTCCGGGGCGACCGGCTGACCGCGATCGGACGGACGCTGCGGGCGGTCAAAACAT